CCCCCCGATAACGCCAGAAAACGGGTCGAAAAGGGCAGAAAATCAAAGGAAACTACAGGAAAAAACCCATGGAACTAGTAGAAACCGGGCTATTGCCGGGAATGGAGCCGCCGACCCCCGTCCATGTGGTCGGTCCTGTCGAATCGGAGACAATCGCGGCGCTCACCGCTCTCCGAAAGGACGGACTCATCACCGGTAAGTACATTGCGATCGCCGCGACCCTCGAATCAACGGCGCGCGCGGTCGATAAGGGGATGCTCGGCGGCCCCAAGGGCGTATCAGTCGCGACGGCTAACCTCGCGAAGCTCCTCGTGGAAACCCTCGACGCTCTCCCGGAGCCGCTCACCGGTCAAGAACCCTATTTCGATGCGCTCGACGCCCAGATTCAAGCCCTCACCGCAAAGGCCCTCGCATGACCACGCCTCCCATTGCGCCGCCCGCCTACGCAACCCAGCGCAACCCGGATCGCCCCACGTTTGGCGACCGTGTCGCTCACATCGCCGCACACGTCATGGGCACACCCCTCATGCCGTGGCAGAAACACGTTGCCGACGTGGCCCTCGAGCTCGACCTTGAGCGGCCCGGCGAATGGGCATACACCACCGTCATTGTCTCGGTCCCGCGCCAATCTGGAAAGACCGCGCTCATGCGCGCCGTCGCCGCCGACCGTCTCCTCGCATACCGAGATCACGTTATTCAGATGACAGCACAGACCGGCAAAGACGCGCGCAAGCGATGGGACCAGATCATTCAAGCCCTCGACGTGGACCACCACCCGCACGCTTTCAAGAAGTACGCATCAAAGGGAGCCGAGGCACTGACCTACAAGCGCACCGGATCGACCCTCTCGCCGTTCGCGCCGACGCCGACCGCCGTGCATGGTGATTCACTCAATTTGGTCATGATCGACGAGGCATGGGCTTTCGACGAGGAATCGGGAACCGCTCTCACCGCCGCGATCAATCCGACGTTCGCGACGGTCATCGACTCCCAATTGTGGATCGTCTCGACCAAGGGCACCGCGCGCTCGGCGTATCTCAATCGCCTCATCACGCAGGGCCGCGCCGCCACAAAAGACCCGTACTCGAGGACCGCGTATTTCGAGTGGTCAGCCGACCCAGACCTCGCCGCCGCCGACCCCTACGGGCGCGACACTCTCGCTTTCCACCCCGCGATCGGCTACACGCAGACGTTCGATAAGATCCTCACCCTCGGACGCGACGAGCCCCTCGCGACGTGGAAACGCTCCTACCTGAACCTCGAGGATCTCACCGGCGAGTCATCTGTCATCGACCTTGCTATTTGGGACTCGCTCGCGACGCCGAGCGACCAGCTCGCCCCACCCGGCCCCGGCCTCATCACCGTCGGCGTCGATGTCGCGAGCGACGGATCCGGCGCGACCATCTACGGCGCTTACCGATCCGGCGAGGACACCCAAGCCGTTTGCCTCGCCGCCCAATCCGGCACGATGTGGGTCACCGACGCGATCTCGCGCATGTACCACGCCGGATATACCGACATCGTCGCCGACGGCACCGGCCCGATGCGCACCGTCCTCGCCGAGCTCGAGGAAATGGGCATACCCGTTACCGTCGTCAATACCCGCGAGTACGCCGCCGCCTGTCAATGGCTCATCGACAAGACCAAGGCCGGGACCGTGCACCACGACGGCGATCCCGCGACGCGCGCCGCCCTCGAGGACGCCGTCACCCGCCCGCTCGCCGGGACCATGGCATTTAGCGCGACCAAGTCACCTAAGCCGATCGACGCGATCCGCGCCCTCGCCCTCGCCGCACACCGCGCAAGCTCGCGCCGTAACCGTCTACAGCTGTTCTAAGGGGCAATGATGCACAACTCACAGTACCGGCTCACCATCGACCGTGGTGCGTACACGTTCCTCGCCGTCTGCACGTGTGGGTGGCGTGACTTTATCCCCAGAATCTCGCATATCGAGGCGTGGCGCGCCGCCGCCGATCACGAGCGCGCATGTCACGACGGGCGGCACGCATATAAGGCGTACAACCTCGCGCAACGCCGATACCTACGTGATTTGTAGACACCCCCGCGCACGATATGCCTCATGAACATCGCACGCCTCTTTGGGATCCACCCCCGCGCCGACGTGCACGCACTGTCGCCGCGCGTCATGCCACCGGCGCGCGCCGACATCGTCGCGATCGACGAGATCCTCGGACTCGACGCGGTCTATCGCGCGATCGCCTACCTGCAGACCCTCGCCGGTCAACTCACGATCGACACGTGGCGCGGCGATCACCCCACCGACTCGCCCCTCGTGGCTCGCCCTGACCCGTGGCGCACCCAGCGCCAATGGATCACCGAGACCGTCGCCGCCCTCTCCCTCCACGGAAATGCATTTTGGCGCGTGGACCGAGACGATAAAGGCACGGTGCTCGCCGTCATCAACATCGACCCCGCCCGCGTCACCGTCACCATCGACGCCGGTCAAGTCACTCACTACGCCGTCGATGGTAGGGCAGTTGACCGGCGCGACATCGCGCACCTCCGATACCTGTCGATCCCCGGCAAGCCCCTCGGCCTCGGACCGATCCAAGCGTCCTACCAGGGCCTCACCGGCCTCGCGCACGTTCAACGGTACGCCGACCGCCTGTTTACCAGGGGCGGCACCCCGGCGGGCGTCCTCTCCACCGACCAGCCCCTCACGCGCGACGCCGCCGACGCCGCCGCCACGGAATGGATGGAAAAGCAGCACGCTGGCAAAACCGCCGTACTCGGTCAAGGGCTCACCTACCAGCCGATCGGCGTCAAGCCCTCAGAACTGCAGTGGCTCGACTCGCAGAAATGGGGGGTGTCCCGCGTCGCACGGCTGTTTGGTATCCCGCCCGCCAAGCTCGCAAGCGCGATCGAGGGCGGGTCCATGACCTACAACAACATCGAGACCGCGAGCCTCGACATGCTCCGTGACACTCTCATGGGTTACATCAGCCCCATCGAGGACCAGCTTACCGCCCTCCTCCCTCGAGGCCAGTCCGCGCGATTCAACCTCGACGCCGTCCTCAGACCCGATACGAAAACCCGATACGAGGCCCACGCCCTCGCAATCCAGATCGGTTTTCTCACGATTGACGAGGTCCGTGACATCGAGGGCCTCCCACCACTCACCCCCACCGCCGCCACACCTGAAAGCGAGGCCGTCTCATGAGGACCGCCGCCCTGACCCTGCCCCTCGAAACCCGTTCCCTCGACGAGGGCACCCGTGAGTTCACCGCTATCGGTGTGCCCTACGGCCCGATCTATGACATGGGGTGGGGATACCGCGAGCGTTTCGAGCGCGGCGCGATCGACGCCGCCGACGCCGTCCTCGTGTACCAGCACGCCGAGCCGATCGGCACGATCACCGGCACGCGCGACACCGACGAGGGCCTCGAGGTCACCGCCCGCATCTCCCACACCCAGCGCGGCGACGAGGTTTACACCCTCATCCGCGACGGCGTCCTCAAGTCGATGAGCATCGGTTTCGAGCTCATCGACGCCCGCGAGGACACCGTCGATGGTCAGACCGTCAACACGATCACGAGCGCCCGCGCCGTCGAATTCTCCGTCGTCCTCAACCCCGCCTACAAGGACGCCAAGATCACCAACGTCCGTGAAGCAACACCCACCCCGAAAGGAACCCCGCTCATGAGCAACCCCACCCCCGAGGTCACCGCCGAGGATCTCACCGAGATCCGCGCCCACCTCGCCGACCTCGACCGCCGCACCGCCCTCGCCGACGCGCCCGCGCCCGCGCCCGCGCCCGATAAGCGCACCGCCGGAGAGTACATCAAGGCCCTCGCCTCCGGCGACGAGCGCGCGATCGAGACCATGAACCAGATCATGACTCGCGCCTACCAGGGCGGCGTCCTCGGCGACGATGCCCTCTCGGCAACGCCGACGTTCATGCGAGATCTCACCCAGATCATCACCGACGCTAACCCCCTCTCGCGTCATTTCGCGACCGGCGCTCTCCCCATGGAGGGCATGACCATGGAGTACACCGAGCTCAAGGAAAACACCGTCACGGTCGGCAAGCAGACCAAGGAAGGCGATGACCTCTCCACCGGCAAGGTCTCGACCAATGTCAAGACCGCCACGATCGAGACGTTCGG